GAACCGATTCGGCGCCCTGTTGGACGGCGTCGGCGCAGGACAGGCCGCGGGCCAGCAGGGCCCGGGCCTCCCGTTCGGCCAGATCTTCGGCCAGATCCAACAGGTTCGGGTCGACGCCCAGCCGGACGAACTGATCATGTTCCTGGGCGTGCGTCATGCGTCGGCCCCGAATAGTCGGCCCTGGGCGACGGCCGCGGCGACGGCGCCGGACCCTGGGAACAGGTCGGCGACCGTGTCGCCGTCCCGGTATCCCAGGGCGTCCAGGACCCAGTGCGTCCAGGAACCAGGCTTAGCCCCGGGAAAACGCCGGCCGGCGGGGTAGGGGGCCGTCAGGACGTCGGCCAGCTGGCCGCCCCCGTCCCGGGCCGACCGGCGGCCGGCGGGCGGGTACAGGATCACGGGTTCCCAGCAGGACCGCAGCCGATGCGCCCCGGGTTGGGCGTTCGGCTTGACCCAGGCCATGATCCGCACTTCCGGGGGCAGTTCGCCGTATGCGGCCAGCCCGTCGGGAGTCGTCGCGATCGCCCAGCCGTCGAACGTTTCCATCATCGACACGACCAGCGCCCGATGCCGGGCCGGGTCGTCCCATTCGGCGGATTCGGGGTGATGGTCGGCCATTCGGTCCGACGCGGCGACGGGCGTCCCGCCATACCAGCGGGAGGCACGCCGTTTCGACCCGCCGGACGCCCTCGACGGGGGATAGGGCGGATCTGCTATCGCGAGTTTCATCGGCCGAATCGTTCCCGGGCGGACTGCCGGGTGATCCCGAGGACCCGGCCGATTTCGGTCCAGGAATACCCGGGGTGATCGTCGGTCCCGTCGTGTAGGGCGGCCGCGGCCTGGGCGATCTGGGCGTCGAGGTCGGCCCGCAGGGCGACCAGACCTTCCAGCGCTTCAATGTCCCCGGCGGCCACCCGGCGGCCGTACGCCCGCACCATGCGCCGGACCATACCCCCGAATTTCGGGGTTTCCCGGTAGGGCTGTCGTAGTGGCCTGGCCTGCTCTGTTGTCGTCGTCATACTGACAGGCTAGCCCTGTCAGTGAATCGGCGGCCAGCGTGTCGGGGTATGAGATTACTGACAGGCCACCCTGTCAGCCGGGAGGGGGGATCTGACAGGGTGGCCTGTCACGCGGGTTGGCGGGTCCCGTAGCCGCGGGCCCGGAGGGCGTCCAGGCGTGGCCGGGCCGGGTCCGGGGTGATGACGTGTTCCCGGGCGACCTGGACGCCGGCCCCGGCGTACTGGGGGCGGGCGGTGGCGGCGATGTGGTCCAGGCCGCACAGTTCCCGCCACATGATCGGGCCGTCGGCGTCGGATCCGGGGCGGGACCGGAACACGTGCGCGGACACGGACCAGCCGGTCAGTTCCCCGGAGCGGGCCTGTTCGGCCAGGGCGTTGTCCCGATTGATCCGGATCGTCGCCCATAGGCCGGCGGACTGTTCCTCCAACCCGATGCAGCGGCCCAGCCAGCGATCCCCGTTGTCGCCCCGATGCCCGATGTACAGGTTGACCCAGCGGCCGCCCTTCGCCGCGTCCCGGGCGAACGAACGGTCGGCGAAACCTTCCCGGTAGAACGTCTGGCCGTCGTCGGTGACCCGCTGGGGGATCCCGTAGGGGACGGCCAGGCCGGCGACGGTCCAGCCGTCGCCGACGGGTTCGATGGTGTCCGGGGCAAGGGCCCGACAAATCGTCAGTTCAGGCATTGACGTTTCCTCCCTGGGAATTTTCGATCTGGTCGGGGGTCAGTTCGGGGGTTCCGGCGGGGGTCTGGCCGGCGGCCATCGTCGCCGTCATCGGCGGCCGGCCCAGCCAGGCCCGGGCCTCATCGGTGGTGATGATCTGGGCGGCCGCGTAGCCGGTGATCACTTCCTGGGTCGTTTTCTGATCGGATCGCATCCGGGATGCATAGTCCCAGGCGACGGCCGTCCCGCGGGGCATCAGCCATTTCGTGAACGACGCGGCCAGGGGGGAGGCGAAACGGTCGACGGAATCCCGAACGAAATCAATATCCCCGGATTCGACGTTCTGATACGTCATCGTCGGGCCGGGTAGTCCTAGTTTCCAGCCGGGGACGCCGACGACGTTCGCGGCCTGTTCGGCGTTCCAGGTTCGGGACTCGACCAGCTGGGCCTGGACGGCGTCGGTGACGATCGGGGTCAGGGTGTAGCCCTGGGGCAGGACGACGGGTTCCCGGGTCGCCGTCATCTGTCGCCATTTCGATTTCAGATCATCGGCCTGGGCCTGGGTGACGACGGCCGCCGCGGTCAGCACGGCCGGCGGCAGGGCGCCCCCGGCGAAATAGCCCGATGCGTGTTCCTCCGCGGCGACGGCCCCGCCCAGCCAGGGCCCATATTGTTCGATGACGCCGCGGCCCAGGATTTCCCCCGACCTGTTCCCGGCGGACACGTGAAAGATTTCGTCGGGGTCGAACGTCTGGCCGCCGATGGCCCAGGTGTAATCCCAGGGCCGGTCCGGGTGCATGATCATCCAGACGTCGTCGGCGGGGACGGGGGCGATCCAGCCCGGCCGGCCCGTCCGATAGTCCAGATCCCCGTAGATCCCGAAATGGTTCCCGTACAGGATCAGGTCCTCAGTTGCGGCCCATTTGTACAGCCAGGCCGTTTGATTCGGGTAGGGGTCCAGCAGGACCGCGGGCTGGTCGGCCAGCCGAACGGCGATGCCCAGGTCGGGATCCCAGCGCTGGGCGTGCCAGCCCGTCGACGCGACGGCGTTGTTCAGCAGGTTCACGCCCCGGCCGAACGGGGGCAGACCCAGGGCGTCGGATTCGGTGGCCGGCGCGGCGACGGGCGGGGGCGTCCAGCCGTCGGCCAGGAACGCCAGGGCCGACGATTCCCGGCGTAGCCCGGAACGGGCGCCGGCCATCCCGCGTAGGCCCGCCGAACGGATCCGGGGGGACGTCAGACGTCGGGCCGAGACCATTCGTGAGGGCACGGGTCCCACCATTGCACGGACGGCCGACAGGGGTAAACGCCCCGATAGCCCGCGATGATGACGCCCGCGTAATTCACCCGTTCGCCGACCGGGTCAGTAAACGAAAAAATCGAGGGGGGCGGCCGTGTGGCGGGCGGCCCAGACGGCCAGGGACAGGGCCGCGACGGGGGTCTGGGACACGGGGACCCTCGATTCCCAGATCCAGGCCCGGCCCGTGGTGTGGCGGGCGTGCGCGAACGCGGGGGCTAGTACGTCGTGAGGGCGGATCCGGATCGAGGTATCGGATAGGCCCGATTCCAGGCCGAAACACGCGGCCGGGTAATCCTTCGCGCCGATCGCGGCGATCGGGAGGGCGTCGGCGTCGAGGTCGGCGATCAGGCCGTGTCCGGGGCCGTAATCGTTAATCGCGACGGCCTGGGGCGGGCCGGCGACGGCGATCAGGTCCAGCAGGGCCGCCCGGACCCAGCGGGAATCCGGGGCGGCCAGCATGATTTCGGCGATCACGTCGCCGTCGTCCTGGGCGACGGCCGCGGCGATCGTCGCATCCCGGCCCAGCGGGTCGATATCGACGGCCAGGGCGTACGGGCGGCCCGCCGGGAGCTCGACCGACGTCAGGGACGCCTGGAATATCTGTTCCGGGATGGCGATCCACTGGGCGACGACCGTTTCGTCGGGCCACGCCCCCAGGTATTCAGCGGCGAACGATTCGACGCCCAGGATTTCCAGGTCCCGGCGCAGCTGGTCGACGCCGACGATCCCGTCGCCCAGCGCCGGGTAGTGATCCCACCAGACCCGTTCGTCCTCCGGGTCGGCGCCGGCCGGCATCGTCCACTCGAAATAGGCCGATCCGGTCGTCCGGCCGACGTCGACGTCCCGGCGGCCCAGTTCCCGCAGCTGGAACAGCCAGGAATCGGGCGTCGTTTCGGCCGACACGTTCGACGTGATGTACATCTGGGCGTGGCCGCCGAATTCACTCATAGCGGGGCGGGCGGATCCCATCAGGGCGGCCCCCTCATCGGCCGAGAACACTAGGGCCTCATCGAACGTGAGACTCATCAGGCCGTCGCCGCGGACACTGGACGCGGTCGGGGCGTACACCTGGATCACGGACGCCCCGGGGGACCGATGGTCCCGGCCGTACGGGTCGACGGCCAGGGTCGTCATAGCCAGGTTCCGGAGCAGTTTGTACCCGTCGGCCCAGGCCCGGGCCGTCATCGACTGTTTCAGCGGGTCTACCAGATCTTCCAGGAACCGTTTCCGGGCCTGGGTCAGGTTCTGGGCGGTGTGGGCGGCCCGGAACGGTAGCCGGCGGCCGTTCGGCAGGGTCACGGGCCCCGCCATCGCCCGGACCAGGGGGACCCCCATCGTCGTCACGGTTTTCCCGCAGCGCCGGCCGACGATCAGGGCCGTCTGGTCGTAGGCGAACGGGGATCCTGGGCC